TAAAATGCCCGTCACTGGGCCAATGAGAGCCTGCAACATGGTTAATCCTTTTTCGCTTGATAAGCGTTGGCCCCGAAGAACGCACCCAAGATGAGCGAAGTCGCTGGGAAGTAGATCGTAGCCATTGATCCAAGAATGTCGGATGCGGCGTCGAGGCCAAGATAGCTGGACACGATCACGAAGAATGGATAGCCGAGCATGCCAGCAAGAACCCACCAGATCATCTTGCGAGACTGGTCGCGTTGGGCGTTGTCATCTTCAATCCGCATCCGTCGGTCTTCGAGCATCATCGCCTTCTCTTCTGGGTCGATCACGCCGTTGCCGTTCAGGTCATAGTCGCTCATGGCGGCCTCCTATCTAATTGGGTTTTTGACTAGGTCATCAAACGCCTTCCAAAGGTCTTCGATTTCCATATCATATGTTTCGAGCTTGCCGCCAATGCTGTCCGTGACAGTTGCTCCCCGCTCAACCTTTGACCTCAAATCCATGAGCGTGCGTTGTTGCTCGAGAATGTTAGTCATTTGTGTGCTGATCTGCGTGAGCTGGGTGTTCAATCCAGCCACGTTGTTCTGCGTCAACGTCTGCTCAATGGCCTGTATTCGAGAAGTGGCGTCTAGCACCTCAGTCACAGACGCCTCTAATCCATTGAACCTAGAAATCGCATCATAGCCATAATAAATACCACCACTAAGACTAGATAGCAGAGGCACAGCAGCAGCAATATACCAACCTCGAAGCGTAAATCCGCCAGCTTTGATTTCAACGTCTTCCATTTAGCTACCGTAAAGCCCCTGAGCATGGTCGTACAATTCCTCAGCAGTTGTGTTGCCATCGCTAGTGTATTGGGTCCAGCCAGTTCCCTCGCCCTGATCTCCCCATGTGATGATGTATTCATTGGTGTCGAATACAAAATCGACAGACGTGTATTCGCCAATTGTAATGCTGTTGCTCTGCACATAAGCGTCGATGCTACTTGTCAGGGCTGCGTTCTGACTGGCTGCAAAAAACGCGCCGGACACTTGCGCCATACTGCTCACAGCTCCAAGCGCTGTGTTGTAACTGTTAATCTGGTCCTGTGTGACCGACGTGTTCGCCAGCACCTCTTGCAGGGCGACACCCTCGGGACGCGTGTCAGCCGTTGCAGCCATCTCAGCCACAATGGACACACTCATAATCGCAGCACTTGCTTCGGCCAGCTCGTCTACACTCATGCCCAACTCAAGCATGGCTGAGGCATATTCTGCACTAAACAGCTCGCTTGCCGTTTCCGCCTCTGAGAAATCCATTGCCATCACCAAGTCAACGGACGCCTGATAGTTCTCAAGCATCCCATTAGTGATAATGGCTTCGTCAAGGCTGTTGTTCGCTACGATTTTTCCTTGACCCGCTAGATCAGTCGCCGCGTAAGCCATCAGAGCTGCCAGCTCCACCTGTTTCTGGATTACTGTCGCTGCTTCCTGGAGTTCGGCCACCTCTGTCGTCTGCTGAGCGTGTACGCCGGAAGCGCTCAGACAAAGTAGAGCGATTGTTTGTAGCCGATTTAACATTTGGCAATTCCTTTAAATCCATCCTGAGAAACGCATCCCAGAAGTTCTGGTCTTCCGCATATCCTACCACATAAATCTCAGGATTTAAACGCATGGCCTGATATGCGTCCCGACCAGTCAAAATGCGAGCCTCGGTCACGCTGTAGATGGGGCAGGGCGTTGATGACATTGCCATTGCCTTGAATACATGAGGCGCTGCGCACATGACTGACAGCCCAGATATCTGCAATCCAAGACCATGCGGCTGCGGCTGCCCCATTAGCCGTGCATCCTTGCGGCGATTGCACTCTGGGTCTTGCTCCATATCCCCCTGAGCAATCCCAAACAGGCTGACTTGTATTCCGCTGGTTCGAGGCATTAGACAACTATCCTGCCCACCTGCACCCATGACAGTGGGCGCAGCAGCGGTCGGAGGGGGCTGCGAACCCGGTGAGCTGCCGGGACCGTTGTATGTGTTCTGGTAGGTCTCGTTAGTATTTTGGCTTTCGACAATGCTATCGTTGTTGCCAGTGTTGCTGTTGAAGTCGCCTTCAACGCTGCCCTCTTGGGCATAGCATACTGACCCGAACAAGATCAGGGATATGGCAGCGCATCTGGTTCGCATTCCACCTCCAAAACGTCTCTGACGTTAGCATCATCACACATAACCCGAAGGCCAGCGTCATGAAAGCCCATCGCCGCCAATGTTTCAGCATTTTTTCTGGCCTCGCAATTTTCGTCACCCATGCAAACGGATGGCAGGACAACGGGGCTGGGTGCTTTGATTTCCGCACATCCTAACAACAGCAGTATTGGAGCAAGCCGTATCATTTGCGCTCTAATATGCGGTCTATCTTGGAATCAAGACCGTCGAGACGATTCATCACGCGATCCATCTGTGCCGCCGTATCGGCCTTTGTGGCATACTCTTCGCGTGTCTTGTTAAGCAATATCTGCAAACGGCTCACTTCACCAGTCCAAGACTTCACCCAGAAGCCCACGGCGGTCACGCCAATTGATAGCAGTGCATTCCACATAAATTCCGCTTCCATATGGTTCCTCTGGGTGTTCAATTTCACTTCACCAATTATTATCACACTTTGTGCCGACCGTCCAATTAACCATAATTCTACTTGTGCCCTGCGGCGGGCGCTGTTAACACTGCGTTACAAATGGAGGGATCAATGTCTAAACTGAAGCAAATAGGGCCGCGCGTGCGGCTGGATATCGCTGAAAAGCTGAAAGAGTATTGTAAGGCGAACCGCGTCAGCTCGTCGATGCTGGTCGAAAAACTTATTGCACAACATCTGGAAGCGAGCGGCTATGACATCGAAGATTACAATCGGAATTGATCCGGGCTACCGGACCGGCGGCGTGGCGCTGCTCGGCGATGGCTTTGCTGAGGTGCACGACCTGCCGGTCTACACTGAGGGCGGCGTCGACGTTATCGCGCTGCTCGACATCATCAACAGCGCCGGCCCGGTGGAGCATATTTGGCTGGAAAAACAACAGGCTATGCCGAAGCAGGGCGTCGTATCGGTGTTCAAGCTGGGCTTCGCCTACGGCCAGATCCTGACGACTGCCGCACTGTCTGGCCACCCGTACAGCGAAGTGCGGCCGGCCAAGTGGAAGTCGAGCATGAACCTGCCGAAGGACAAGGACGCGGCGCGCCGGCAAGCCCAGCAATGGTATCCAGATCTGGCGCTGCGACTGAAGCGCAAGAAAGACGAACACCGTGCGGAGAGCCTGCTGATCGCCGCATATGGGAGGGGCGAGAGATGACTGTAGAATTTGACATGACCAACGAGGCGTATCACCTCGAGCCATCTCTGAGTGCCAGTGGCGCCAAGAAGATAGCAATTGGATCGCCGGCCGAGTACAAATACGGCGAGTTCAGGAGCAGCCCCGTATTCGACGTGGGCACGGCCACGCACACGCTGGTATTCGAGCCGCAGAACGCGGCCAGTATCTGGTGCGGGCCAGAGACGCGCCGGGGGCTCGACTGGAAGCGCAAGAAGTTAGAAGCCGACGAGGCGGGCGCCTTGCTGTTGACGGAGGCGGATTACCGCTTGGCCGCTGACATGGCTGAAGCTGTGCGATCAAACCGGGCAGCCGCGGATCTTCTCAGCGGCGATCTGGTCTGCGAGGCCAGCATATTCAGCAAGGATCCGTCGACCGGCGTCGAGATGCGGTGCCGCCCGGACGGATGGCGCCGGGACATTGGCGCGCTGATCGACTTAAAGACGACCATTGCGTCAGACCCCGAGGGCTTTGCCAAGCAATGCGCCAATCTGGGCTATCATATACAAGACCAATTTTACCGGCGGTGTATGGAAAACGCCGGATTTGAGGTCGACCGCTTTTGCTTTATAGCGGTTCAAAAATCACGTCCGCACTTAGTCGGCGTGTACGAATTGGACTGGGCGAGCCTCGATGAGGGGAAGGCCGCAGTTCAGTACGCTCTCGAGAAATATCGTAAGGCGAGCGAGAGCAACGAGTGGGGCTACGATTTTGGGGACTTGAAAACGATCCAACTTCCGCGCTACTCATTTAGGTTCAGTCAGATTGGCTGAGAAACGGCAACCATAGTCTAGGAGACAACATATGCCAATATCATTCGGAAGTTCAGAAGGGTCTGGAAACTCACTATTTATTCGCTCAAATCTGCCGCAAAATCGCTGGTGGGTGAAGACAGAAGCGGGCGATGAGAACATCGACATGTCTCGCGGCTTCGCGGTAGACATCAAAAACGTGCAGTTTGGGTGGCTGCACATCGACATCGGCGTGCGCGACTGGCAGCCGTGGCCGTCACCCTCCGAGCAGATCCCGCGGCCCAGTGAGCAGCACAAGCAGGGCTTCGAGGTCAACTGCTGGCTGGTCGACGGTCGTGAGGCGTCGTTCAGTGGAAACTCGTATGGCCTCGGCCAGTTTATCGCCAAGCTGTACAATCAGGCCGAGCAGGCGCCGGAATTTGCGACGCAGATCCCGATTGTGCAGGTCACAGGCAGCACTCCGGTGGTGATCGGCAAGGGCACGTCATACGATGTGTCGTTCAACATCTCCAAGTGGATCAACCGCCCGGAGAACGGCGCAGAGCACCCGGCGGCCGCAGCGGCACCCGAAATGGCACCGGCTTCGCCTCCGCCACCAGCCGCAGCACCCGCGACCGATAACAACTTCGGCTTCTGATCAACATGGTCGCCTGCCTCGGCGGGCGGCCAAACTATAGGGTGGAAACTATGAGCGAGAGATACTTTAGCAAAGTTGCGGAGAGCGCAGTGGCCGACGTGGCCAATGCGATCAAAGGGAGCCGCAACGAAATTTTAAACAAGGCCGCGTTCAGCCTCGGGCGTCACGCCCACATGGCACCGGCAAACTTAGACGCGGCGATCAGCGAATTGCACAGCGCAGCGAAGGCGATGGGCCTGCAAGACCACGAGATCAAGGCGACGATTGGATCCGGTTTCAAGCGCGGTGGCGACAGCCCGAAGGAGCTCGAGAACGCGGACGCGCTGCCGTACACGCCGTCCGAGTTCGAGCGGCTTATGTCGCGTCTGGCTGCCAAAGACATGCTGGCAAAGGACGACGAGACCCGCGCAGACAAGATGCGCAAGGCCCGCGAAATCTGGGAGCGCGGCGTCACGATTTCGCGTGACAACATCGACGCCGTGCGGCCTGCGCTGCTCTACCTCAACTCGAGGGGTCTGAGGGCCAGCACAGCCTCGGATGCAGCGCGGTTTAGCCCGAATATATACGACGGCCCCGCAATTATGTTTCCCGCGCTCGATCCAAGCGGAGAAGTG